CACCAGAAGTGTTTATCTTCGCTAACAGGATGGGTGCAACTGCATCTTTTTCAAGTTCAGTTACGAAATCAGCGTGTAAATGCCTAGTTCCCTCATGAGCCATTAGACAACGCCTGCTGCGGCAAATGATATGCCGTAAGTGCTGGCTTGTTTTAAATCAAAAGCCATCTCATTTGATGACAGTCTGAATACGCCTTTTGCATTTGATGTTGTTATGACTGTGTTGTCGCTATAAGCTGTTTTTATCTCTGGGAATATGTCTAATGTCGCTTCTGGGTTGCTAGCTGAATCAGAGGACGCATCTTTTAAAACCTTGTGCAATCGTGCATTTGAGCCAGTACCTAACTGGATATAATCGCCAGCTTTTAGCACAGTTATCGACTCTCCCCATCCGTCCGTTATTAGAGTTTTGCCAGTTTGATTTAAGCCTTTTATTCTGGGTGTGCCAGTTGCCGCACCCCTTGGCGTTGTGCCGTATGGGTCGCCCAAATAAAATGTTCCCTCTTTCCCATTTAATGACAACAAGAAAGCAATCCAATCTTCAGCATTATCACGGCTCATTGGCACTAAAGAACACTCAAATTCCCACCACTGACCCTGATGTTTTTGCACTTGTTGTGCGCCCGTGAACGGTGACCTAGTTACACCAACAACCGTTCTTGCAGTCATTCTTGCGTCACGATATGAAGTCGTGTCTGGCAAATTAACCGGATAAGCAATAGCCATTATACGACCCCCATTTGGCTACTGAATGAACCGCCACGCTGTCTAGCTTCGGCAACCGCACCTTTCACTTGTTTCGTAATTACTGGCATCATACCCATGACTTCTGCTCTAACTGTTTGTTGAACACCTGTTGATAAATTGAGAGTGATATTAACAACCTCATTTGGTGCTTGTTGCTGGGTGTTGCCAGATGCAAATTCATTCAACTTATGGCTCGGCACTATACTTCCGTTTGATTTAGGAATGAATAACTCCCTACCTTGCTCACCAACCATTACAGGACTTCCACCTGTAACTGAGCCACCAGATGCAAAGGTTCCAACCGCTCCTGTCATTAGATTTTGCTCAATACCAACTGGAGCCGCGCCTAATCCAGATGTGACAGCACCACCAGCACCACCAGCACCACCAGCCGCGCCACCAAAAGCAGTCATTAATCCAGAGATGGCTTTGAAAATTAACATTTTTATAATCATCTGTGTAATCATGGCTAGAATTGACCTAGCAAAATCACCAAATGATGCCTTGCCTGTCATTAGTGCTTCAGTTAGCTGAGTGCTTAATCCGTCAGTAAAATTACCAATCATGCTGACTGCGGCAGTATCTAAATCGCCAACCTGTAGCATCATTTTATTCAGTTGCGCGTTAAACCCTTGTGTGCCAGTTGTGTCAAATTCCATTTTGAACGGCTCAAGTTGTACGCCTGTATCTTTGCCACCACCAATATCAAATGACATTGCATTGGTGGCATTCTTTAATTCTTCTGTTTTACCAAGTGCTTCATTTAATCCATCATTCAATCCTATAGTGAAGAAATCAGACATCTCTTTTGCTTTATCCAGCCATTCCTCAGTTAAGGGAATTAACCCTTGAATGGTTGGGTTAACCTTGGCTAAATTATTATTAATAGACTGCAAGAACTCTGTCGCCGCTTTATCCAGCCACGCAATGCCTTTCACAACCTCGCCAAAAGCACCTGCGATAACTATTGGTAATTGTGCAACTGCGTTCCAAATCATTGTAAAAACTTTTGCCATACCGTTCAGCACATCATGGAGTCTTGGGTCTTTTACCATAGCCGCAAACAATTTGAATTTCTCTGTCGCCCAAATAATGCCCTTGCCCACTGCTTCAAATACGCCTGTTTCCGCTAATGCCAATTTAAACTTAAACCACGCATCTTCCATCATCGACACATTACCAGCATAGGTCTTTGCCATCGCTTCAGTTGCGCCTTTAATATCTAAGGTGCTACCATTAAAAGCATCACGGATATGTTGCCTTGTTTGTTCTGCGGTGTATTCAACTCCAGCCTGAAAACCAAGCATTGAACGAACGGCTCGCTCCCTAAATATTTCAGCAGATGCTATGCCTGACGATAATGCGCGTTGTAATTGTAATGCGGTGTCTTGAAATGAAATACCTGATGCAACAGAAATGTCGCCAGTAACCGCGAGCAAACCATTGAGGTCTTTAACATCACCAGCAACCGCCAATAATGCTGGTGTGGCTTTTTGAATATCTTGCAATGTGAATGGTACGCGCGATGCGTATTTATCCATTATTTGAAAGGCTTTTGCACCATCTTCTGTTGAGCCAGTAAGAAACTTCATTCTTATCTTTAATTGCTCAACCTCGGATGCGGCATTGACTATGCCTTTGATAGCGAAACCCGAACCCACGCCAGCCAATGCAGTTTTGGCAGAAAATGCCGCTCTGGATACCCCAGCGAGTCCACGACTAACAGATGCAAATGCTCTTTTGGTTCTGTCTTGGGCGGTTATTACTATTTTTACATCTTTACTTGCCATCGCGTTTCAACTCCAAATGCGCCACCCACAACATGATTTCATCTGTACTAAGTGCCATGATTTCATCCAGCGATTTATGTAGATGCTCTGCCAGACGCAAACAGAACCTTAAATCATGGTCACTTTTTAGTTTTTTACTACGTCATCCAAATCTAAGCCATCACCATTCATTTCCACAACAATGCGGCTCAATATTTCTGGGTCGGTTTCATTCATCAACTCAGTCATGTGCGCTCGCTTAAACATTCTTTTTCCATCAGCGTCCAATGCTCTGATAATAATATTCATGACGATGGAATCAGCTTGTTTATTGTCATTAGCCAATTTAAGAACCTCACCTTGTTCTTTCATTGTCATTGACGGTTTGTAATAAATCGTTATCGGCTTACCGTTGATTTCCCATTCTGGTATAACCAGTTGTGACAAGCCCGATGAAAGCCTGTCACGAAACTGGGTCTTAGCCGCATTTAATACATCAGACATTAACTAGCCGCGCCCCATGTGAGGTCGCCGTTCCCAGTAAAGCTAAATGATGTTTCCACTATGCCATCAGATTCAGCGTTAACACTTGCGCCAACAACTGTTGCTGTGCCTGTCGCATATCTGTCGCCAGAAGTTGCACCCTCTGGATAAAAATTCATCGTCACTGATGCGCCAATGGCTAATGCCACCTGCCCATTAGTGTCTGTTTCATCCCAAAAGCAATCAGCCGAACCCGACCATTTTGTTAAGCCAGCAACATGGGTTTCAGAAGAATCACCCAGCGTTGTTGTGTCTATTGTGTTTGCCGTTTCTTCGATGCTATAGCTTTTGAGTTCCGCAATAGTATTTGCGCCAACTTTAACTACGCCCTCAGAACCTTTATGAGTTGCCATCTTGTTTCACCTTTTTAGCCTTAGATTTAGGTTTTGATGGTTTGATTTCTTGCCAACCCATCGACTTCATTCGCTCAACCGCCCTATCTTCAACATTGATGATAGTGCCGCCTTTGCCAATTCTCATTTTCATTAGGTTAATCCCCTAACATAAGTGTATTCAATACGGACATTCATAATAATGCCGCCCACAGGGTCAATTGCACCCTCGTCTGTACCAACTTCTGTAACTTGTGTATCTAACGCATAACCACCGCGCGTCCTGTCGGCATCAAGCACTTCTTCAATACCCTCAATTAACTCATTTCGTGCCGTGTCTATCGTTGAACTTTTAACAAATCCAATCACCCGATAATTAACCACTGCCGCACGTTTAGAAGATGATTCATTCATGGTGGAATCTTCGCGCGTTTCTTCGCCGCTCTGAATCCAACATGCTGGAAACTGAGCATTGCTTAATTTCTCAAAATCAAAAGGATTGCGTTCAACCTTTTTCAATGTGATTGGTGAGGTCATCCCTGACAAAGTAGTTACCAGATTCGCGGCAATAGATTCGCGAATACTCATAACTGTTTCCCAAAGAATCGAACCAAACGCTTTTCTTCATCTGGCTTAAAACCAAACCAAGGTCGTTGTTTGTCGGTATTAGCAATCTTCTTTTTGTCGAGTGCGCCTGTTGCTGAGATAACTGCCTTACTGCGCGTTAGTTTCGTAATCGTTAAACTACTCCACATTTTTCCAGTGCGGTTTAAATCAACAAAAGCAACTTGCGCTTTAGGCTTGATGTTTTGCCTATCCCACGCATAGCTTTCAGAATAAGGCTTAAAAGCACCCTTTAAACCCTCCCCTACCTTTAGACGGTCAAGCAAAATATTAATACCCAATGATGCCGTTCTGCCTAACGCCTTACCAACTTTCTTGGGTTGCTCTTTAACGATAGCCGCCAACTTCCTATCAAGCTCGCGTCTATCTATTTTCAAAGCAATCATCGTGTCAATCTGCCGTGATGGATGGCAACTTTTTCAGCGTTAGCCACTGAGCCGTCACCATCTGCATCATACTCAACGCCATCTTTCAGAACTTGCTCAAATTCCTCGTCAAACCGTGACCGATAGAATTTAATCATTTCCAGAAATCTGTCGCCCTCACCCCAAGTTGATAATTTAGGGAGTGCATATTTCCACAACACAAGAAAAGAGGAACACTTGGTAAACTGAGCCTCGGTTAGTTTGCTAGAGTTTAATTCGCCAGTTCTACCAGTTTTAGCCCACCAAGCATTCCGCAACTCGCGCTCAATATCAGCTTGTGCATTAGTATGTGCTGAGGTAAATGTACTAATGCCAAGCGATAAAATGTCAGGTTGCAGTGACGTTAAGTCACTGTCTTGTGACATTGCCATAATTTACAAACCAGCATCAAAGTAAAGTTCAACACCCATTGAGTCTTGAAGTTCACCAACACCATACGCAGCGGTCGCATTCAGTTCCCAACCACGAATACTTGCATCGCGTTGTGGCTCAATTTTAATATCCCATTTAAGTGCTAACCCTAATGCGGCTGGAACAAACATTGCGCCTTTAGAATCACCAGAACCATCAATGGATATATTTGCGGATTCATAAATATCAACGCCAGCTAGTGTGCCAACATATCCAGAACGCATTGCCGCATTCTGAGCATCACCGCCATTTGGATTGGCGAATGTGTTGGTTAGGTTAGCTTTGAGGTTGTAGGCTTGGTATGGATGGATGACCGCAACTGGTGTGCCTATTGCGTTATTAGCGCGTAAGGTTGCCGCCGCTTTAAATATATCAGCCGCCGTGAGTTCCGTTGTGCTTGCGCCGAATGAAGTGCTGAAGCCATCGAACAAAGCAATTAAATCCTCGTCCATTTTCTTAGCGATACCCTCGCCCAGCACACGACCTAAATCACCGGCAACATCACGCGCCGAAGATTGAGCCGCTAAATCGGTTAATACTGCTTGAACACCAACTTCTGCAACAGTAATAGATACATTGCTCGTTGATACCGCAGTTGAGGACATATCTGTTCCCTCAGTCAACGCCGCCGCCGCTACTGCTGGATAGATGGGTACTTGGATTGTCTTGCCAGAGTCACCAGCAAGACTATAATTTGTAACTAGATTCCGCACCAATGATTGTTCTTGTGCGGTGAATGTCGCTTCTGCGATGATATTAGTAAATAAATCATCTAGCGTGGATGTAGTTGAAGATGCCATTTAGTTTCCCTAAATAAATAAAATAATTTAACTAGGGATGGCAATTTGGGTTTACCTCACACCTCTCCCTATCGACTTTCTATGCTCACGGTATTCGTCATGAGTCATTTCAGCCACAGGTTTAGGTGTCTGTGTTCCACCGCCAACTTTACCGACACTGCCAGCACCCGATAACGATGCTTTAACAAAATGTGGGTTCGTTGTTAAAAAAGAACTGACTAAATCAGTCACTTTCTTCATTTCTCCGTTGTCACCATACAGCAAAACCCCTTGTTTGTCAATGACTTCCACCACGCCGCCGTCACCTAATCTAACTTGACTCTGCAATAATGAAGCGACTTGTTCTGGCGACACCGCATTTAAACCGCTTGCGGCGCGTAACAATGAGCCATCCACTTCTATCTCAGTTAACCGTGTTTTCAACTGGCTAATCTCATCATCTTTCTTGCCGACTGCTGTTTTTAAGATAGCTTCAAAATCACCACGCTCTTTCTGGCGGTCAACCTCCGCCTGTTCTTGCTCTGCTTGCCAGCCTTTATAAGCATCAACATCAACGCCAGCATATTTCTTGTCGTACTTCTTGCGCTCACGCGCTAACCGGTCTGAAACCATTTTATCCACCTGTTCTTGGGTGAACTCTGGTGCTATTGGTTCTTCAATTACCTCTTGCTCTTTTTCTTCTGCCATTGTGTGTCCTCTAATCTTCGTTAAATACTGCTCTGAAATGATGGCGGCAGTTGTAACCGCCACGCGCAATGAATGGGTCGCTTGACGATTTGCCAGCCCAGCTATTATTCGCCCACTCATCCCTTATTTCTTGTTCTGTCATCACACGACCAATATGGTCTTTACACCATTGCCGCGTATCCTCAACCACCGTTCCAAAATACTCAAATTGTTCAGCACCCAATTGGTTAGCCATTTGCATATTAATTGAAGCCGAATATTGCATTAATCCATCGTGTAGTTGTTGCGTTGCATAACGCCTGAGATTATTACCAACCCTATCTCTTGCGTATTTGGTATGCAACCGCTCAACTGCCGCATCCACTGCGCTTTGTTTGGCTGGGTCAAACTTGTTTTCCGCGATGAATTCAACTAACTCCTGCGCTTCATTATCATTGGTCTGAATATACACCCCATTGATTTGTTGCTGAACCGCTCGTATTGAATCAGCTAATGGCTTACCAGTTAGCGTGTTTTGATAGATTTCCCGACTGATGGAATCAATAAAGGTTTCAGCCACATCCTCAAAGCCTTGGAATGTTAGCTTTTTAAGTTGCCTGACAATAGAGCGGTCAACCGTCAGCAAGGCTTCATCAATACCAGATGCGCCATACATCTCAATCAATGATTTCTCAGCACCATCAAAGTTCGCAATCGCTTTATGCACATCGGTCAGCACTTCCTTTTCAACTGCTTCACGCAATGATTGCCGCATCCCTAACGCAAACTGTAAATCAAATAACTTGTCTGCTGATGTTGGCGCACTTGCCAACTGATTAACAATCGACTTTTCAAACCTAACAAGCGACTCGTTTAAAAGCCGCTCGTACTGGTCAGCCAGTTTTTCCAGCGTTCGTGCGTGTCTATTCGATGCCATCTGTAAACTCACCGACTACAATGGTATTTTCCTTGATTTGGCTTAACGCATTATCCAGTTCCGTGTCTTTCAGAACCAGTTTAGCAATGCCCTCATCAACCCCATGCACAAATGCCGTTGATTTAATCCCTGATGCTTTGGCTCTTTGCAAGAAATCCAGTTCAGCACCCAAATCATGCAAATCAAAGTCGTTGTTATAATCGGTCAGCACTTGGTTTTCAATGCCTTGCCATTTCGCGAATATATCCCAGATTTGTTCCTCGGCTAACTCTAATAATGCCGCTTTTTCAGATAATCTTGCATTTAATAACTGGAACTCAGTCTGTAATGCCACACCGCTCTTTGTCTGCGCTTCAGTTGCTCTAACTGCGCCCATGTGCGCCATTCTGTTAATAGCTTCAACTTCGTCTGTTATACACGCTCTGATTGCGTCTAGGTTAGTTCCAGACGGTTGTAACAAATATGGTTTCAACCCAGCATCAAGGTCGTCATCCATGTGAATGATTGCGCCAGCACCAGCCGTTGCATCTGTTCCCTGTGTTTTAACCAGTGATGGGTGGTTAGTAATACGGATTAACTGCTCAATTTCAGATAGCTTGTTGTATATGCTTTTCTGTTTTAAAGCAATATCGCCAATATCTGAAATACCTGTGCCGCGAAGTGGTGAGCGTTGAGCATATAAACAGACGGCTGGAATCATGTCTAATGGGTTATCAATGTCGCTAACTTTCTTTTCCTCATCACCGATAACGCTCCAGCCCTCTATTTTGTCGCTCGTCCAAACCCTAAAGAATTGCTCATCCCCCTCAACCCACTCACGAACTTTCAAATAGGTTAATACATACCGCCCAGACTCAGCGCGTTCATAACGCCAATCAAATACATTCTCTGGGGTAATTAACTGGATATAAGGTCGAATGTCTTGGTCTAATTCCTCTGCCCTTGTTTTAGCATTGGATGGTGGCTTGTCAACCAACAACCAACAATGACCATAAACACTAGACCAGATTTGTGCATCGCGCAGAAATTCATTGAGTTCGCGCCCATCTAAATCAGCATCAGCAAGGAAAGCGTTAACGGCTGGGTCATCGCCTAAGTTACCCAAATCCCTCTTTGGTGGTACGCGCCAGACAAAGCTAGAGAATATCTGTACCACATTTCTGCAATGGTTGTCGATTGGTGTTAAATCTATCCGTTTCTGGTATTCATCGTTATCCTCTAGAGTGTACTTAACAAGGTAATTTCCGTTCTTGTAGTCATTACCGCCCAAGAAACTCCGCAAGTGAAATTCCCATAAGCTAGCGTTGCTATCATAATTGCCGTTCTTTTCAATAATACTCATAATTTTAAGTCCATCGTGTCATTGGTTGTTCATCATAGGATTTCTTGATTGGATATAAAAAATCCACCGCGTAGCCTAAAGCATCGTTCATATGGTCAAATCCAGAATCCTTTTCTGGTTGCGAAGTTCCCTCTTTATAAATGTGCCTTTCCAGACACCTGATAACCGTGTTGCACTTTGGGTCAACGAACAAATGCCGCTCACCCTTGCCGTTTAATAGCCGTGAGTTAACCGCGTTGATTCTATCTCTAACAGCCGTGTGTTTATTCCGCACCCTCACCCTATAACCGGCGTTCTCCATAATGCTTAAATCAGTCTT